TGGCTACATACACAGTCACTTTCAAGCAACTGCTAGACAACTATGCAGTGCTACAAACACTGACCGATACTGAAATAGAGGTGGGGCAATCCATCACTGTTGCCAGTGTTGCTGCACCTTTTAACGGTACCTTTGTTGTCTATGCCCTGCCCAAGTATGAGTACATTGGCATAGACACAGAAGGTGACTTGCTCTTTAACAGCAATGTCAGTATTCCTAATCAGGTGCTGTTTGCTTGCACAGGCACAGACGTCAATCGCACAGCATCAGCTACTGGCACTGTTACCTACACCCAGAACTGCACATGGGTGCAGACTAACGCTGACCTAATTGCATACCTTGGTGTGGACATTACTAATCCAAGTGATGACTACACACTTGTGGGACAAGCTCGAAACGCTGCTAATGATTTTTGCTATCGCAGGCGTCAGGAGTCTGGCTATTTTGACAGCCTGACAACTTCACCCGGGCACGACGTCACGCTAGGCACTTTGATGTATGCGGCTGCTTTGTGGCGTTCTCGTGGCTCAGTTCAGGACACCTTTGCCACATTCGATGGCATGGGTAGCGCACCCGTCAGCGCCATGACACCGATGATTAAACAGCTCTTGGGCATAGACCGCCCACAGGTTGCCTAATGCCTGCTACAGGGCTTCTGAACGAGGCTATGGCCGACCTTAAAGCCACACTGGTAGCAGTGTCAGGTTTACGGGTAGTTAGCGACCCCACAAAGATTGTGCCTAACTGTGTTTTTCTTGATGCCCCAAGTTTTGAGACTGTCGCTGGTGGTGGCAACATTATCCGCGTAACTATCCCAGTCAAGATTATTGGCAGTGGCACAGCAGCCCAAGGCGTGCTCGAGAATATCCTTAGCATCGTGGCCACAGTCCTAGGCTCATCAGTTGTAATCATGGCTGGCCAGCCGTCATCGCTGGAAATGGGTGGCGCTACTTATCCTGCCTACGATTTGCAGATGGCTATGCAGGCACAGAAGTCATGAGATACCCCACTGCAGTAGTATTATCTGCTAGAACTAACAACAGATACGGCACCCGGCACCGTTTAACACAGGAGCATTAACGTGGCCACTTCGACATATCTAACTAACCCAACCGTAAACCTCTCCCCAACTACTGGTGGTGCAGCTGTTGATTTGACTGATCAGTGCCGCAGCGCCACTATTACACTTGGCGTGGACTCACTAGAAAGCACAGCTTTTGGTGCTACTGGCCACAGTTTCGTGGCAGGCTTGCAGACTGTTGCTGTAGAGCTTGAGATGTATCTCAGCTATGGCGCTGGTGAGGTTGAAGCCACATTGTTTGCCAACTTGGGCACAGGCACTACACAGCTAGTTATCTCTCCTGCTGGCCTTACCGAAGGCCCAAGCAACCCTGAGTACACAATCATTAACATGCAGCTTGTGGACTACACACCAATCACTGGCGCTGTTGGCGAACTGTCAATGATTACCGCTTCATTTATTGGCGGAACCTACACACGAGATATCACACCCTAAATAACCAAAGGAACCCGACATGAAACTCACACTCAACGTGGACACAGGCGAAGGCCCGTATCTAGTCACCACCAGTTTGTACGTTGTTGTGCAATGGGAACGCAAATACAAGCGCAAGTCCAGCACCATCAGTGAGCAAGGCATCAGCATTGAGGACTTAGCCTTTATGGCTTACGAGTCAAGCAAACAGGCAGGCATCACAGTGCCAGCAGTGCTCGATGATTTCATCCGCCGATTAGTGACACTAGAAGTGGTGGACAATGACCCGGCAAACCCTACCCAAGCGGAACCTACCGCCATTCCCTAGCCAGTTTGTTAGTAGCAGTCGGGTGGTGGCCACCTGCTGTAGAGTTTGACATAGCCGACTTGAATACCACAATCAAGCTGTTAAACGAAAGCCGCAAGCCATGAGCCTCAATACAAGCGTAGAAATTACAGGCTTGAAGCAGGCACTGTCAGAGCTAAGCAAGTTAGACAAGTCAGCACGTTTTAAGGCTGCCGCCAAGATTAAAGCTAGTAGCCCGGCAATGCTTGAGGAAGGCCGTAAACAGTTCCCTGCTGATATTGGCATCACGATGATACATGGCTGGGCACCAAGCAAAAAAGGCAAAAAAGGCAGACTTGCCTACGACAAAACTGCTGTGGACAAAGGTGTGCAAATTATGGTTGGTGGCCGTGCACGTGGACAAGGCATTACACCGCTAGTTACCTTGGTGCAAAAAAGCGCAGCTGGCGCACTGTTTAGCCAAGCAGGTATGAAAAACAACAGCGACTTTTCACGCTTGCTTACTAATGTTTTTGGCAAGCCTCAGCGCGGGCTTTGGCGATCACGTGCTTTTATTGCAGAGCAAGGCACCGCTGACATTATGAAAGCCGTAGATGAAGTAATCGCTGACGCTAATCGGGCACTTAAAGCAAGGCAGGCTGCATAATGGCTATCTATCTACCAATCGTTACGCAATTTAACCCTAAGGGATTAAAGGAAGCCGAGAAGGGCTTTAAGGATTTAGAAGGCGCACAAGCAAAGGCTAAGTACGCACTTGGCAAAGCGAACAAGTATGCAGCTGTGGCGCTTGCTGGTTTAGTTGCTGGCCTTGGCGACGCTGTCAAGGGTGCGATGGAAGATGAAAACGCACAACTTTTGTTGGCGCGTCAGCTACAAAAAACCACTGGCGCTACCGATAAACAAGTTAAAAGCGTTGAGGCATACATAACCCAGCAAGGCAAACTTAAAGGCGTAACGGATGACGAACTACGCCCGGCACTTGCTGGACTCGTTCGCGCTACCGGCTCTATTGCTGAGGCACAAAAGGCTGCCAACCTTGCTATGGATGTGGCCGCAGCTAAAGGCGTGTCGTTAGAGACCGTGACTAAGACGCTTGAAAAGGCTTATGGCGGTAACTACACAGCGCTAGCAAAACTGTCTCCAGAACTACGCGGCATGATTAAAGACGGCGCATCACTTGATGAAGTTATGGCTGCAATGTCTGCCACTTTTGGTGGTGCCGCCACTGACTCTGCCAACACTGCTGCAGGCTCTATGAAGCGTCTAGGTGTTGCCCTTGGTGAAGCCAAAGAAGGTGTCGGCGCTGCACTGTTGCCAATACTTGAAAAGGCTTTGCCAGTGCTGCAAAAGTTTGCTACTTGGGCACAAGAGAACCCAACACTGATCACGGCTGTAGCAGCTGCTTTCGGCGTGTTGGCTGCCAGCGTTGTGCTTGTCAATGCGGCCATGGCTCTTAACCCTGTCGTGCTAATCACGGCTGGCATTATTGCTTTGGGTGTTGCACTGGTTGTGGCTTACAAGAAATTTGACACTTTTGGCAACGTGGTGCGCACAGTCGTTAATGGTGTCGCTGGTTATTTTGAGTTCATGGCTAACGCTTATATCAAAATGATTAACTTGGTTATTAAGGGCATCAACTTGATTAAGCCCGGCAAAGATATCGGCACCCTTGGTGAGGTCAGTTTTGGCCGTCTTGGTGGTGACAGTGCACCTGCTGGCGATGGTGGCAACGGCTTTGGCAACTTAACAAAAATGGCTACAGGTGGCATTGTTACTAGCCCAACTATGGCGCTGATTGGTGAGGCAGGCCCAGAGGCTGTAATCCCATTAAACAAAGCCAACGGCATTGGCAGCAATGTCACTATCAACGTTAATGGTGGCGACCCACAAGCAGTGGTTAATGCCCTGCGTACTTATATGCGCCAAAACGGCTCCATTCCTATAAAAGTAAGCAATGTTTACTAATGGCTGTAGTTAAGTATCGCGTTGCTGTCGGCACAACTTTTGCAAGTCTTAACAGTTATTTTGCTACTGATGTGCAAAGCATTAGTTTTAACTATGGCCGTACTACGCAGTTATCTCAATACAGCGCAGGTGCAGCCAATGTTGTTATTAGATACCCAAATGGTTACGCATCGCCAAACAGTTTGTATGTAACCGACAACTGGATAAGAATTGACGTAGAAACTGATTTAGGTCTTGGCCCTACATGGGTACGTCTTTTTACAGGCAGGATCAACGACGTAAATGTGGAATACGGAATACCTTATGCAGGTTCTGTAGGTAACGCAGATTATGTGATCATCACAGCGGAAAGTAACTTTGCAGCTTTTGGTCGTGTTCAGGGCGATGGCTATGCAATGGCAGCTAATACTTTGGCTAACCAAGCTTCTACCTGTTCAACTGAAACTGGTCTTACCTTGTTGGCTTCTACAACTTCTGCAAGTTTGTCTGCTACTACGGTTTCTGGTAGTTGGGGCGATTGGGTAAGTAAGGCACTTTTAACAATCAACGGCATCATGCGCGAGGATGACAGCACCGTTATTCTTTACGATGCTTTTTACAAAGTAGACGGCGCATACGGCAACTTTTCTGATACGACTAACAATTCTACGAACCACCCTTACAACCAAATCACTTTTGAGAGTTTGGCTGATAACTACTACACGCAGGTAATTGTTGAGCCTGAAAGCGTCCCCAAAGTAGTTGTTTCTACAGGTTCTAAACCGTTCCGAACTTACGAAGTGAACACTTTTACAGGCACCGCCGGACAAGCGCAAGACTATGCCGATTATCTTTTAAGCACTTACGGGACTAAAGCCATTCGTATTAGTTCTGTTACTTGCCCACTTAATAGCCAGATTGGTACTTTACCTGTTTACGGGCAAAGTTGGATAGGCGCTCAGGTATCGGTCTTGTTCAGAGGAACGACGTATCAGTGCAAAATAGAAGGCGCTACTTGGTCTGGTACTCCTGGACAATCGCAAGTAACTTTTTACTTTAGTGCTAACGACTTAAACAACTTTTTGCTTCTTGATAACACGGTGTACGGAACACTTGACTACAACAGATTAGGATATTAACTAATGGCAATAAAAACTTTTACGGCTGGGGCGGTGCTTACAGCTGCCGATACCAACACTTATTTGGCTAACTCAGGGCTGGTGTATGTCGCACAAGGTACCGTGACAGCTGGTACTGCTTTGAACTTTACTAGCATTTTCACATCTGACTATGACAACTACCGTGTGGTCTTTACGTCATCAGCCAATCAAACAGCACCGGGCAACCAAATCAACCTGCGTGTCCGTTCAGGCTCGACCGACCTTTCCACAGGTAACCTTTACCTTTGGAGCCGTATGTATTACTACTCAGCCGGTAGCGGTTCAAGTGGTTCAACTGCTGTAAACCAAATAAATGTGTCTGACGCAAACAACGGTTTTGGGTCGTTTTCGTTTGATTT